TTGAGCGGCTCACGCAATGGCGTGTTGAACGTTCGGCGCTCGGTCATTGGAGGAGAAATAAAGCATCGCCTCGTCCCAATGAATGGGCGCGAAGTTGTGTTGTTCTACACAACAATTAAGATAGCGCCTATCTAGGCTCCCATCAGGGAGTCTCACGTTATGACAATGTAAGTGACCATGAATATTTCCTTTAAATCGCTGTTTAAACAGCTCAGGATGTAGCGGAATGTGGCTCATCATGAATTCATGATGATAAAAACATCCACGAATGTCATCAAAATACTGCGCATAATCTTGCAGCTTGAAAATATCATGGTTACCACGCACTAATACTTTCCTCCCATTGAGCTGCTCCAAGATCTTCAAGCCGCGACGGGCAATTGCCACGTCACCAAGCACGTAAATGCGATCTTTAGGCTTAACGCGCTTGTTCCATTGCTCCACCATGAACGCATCACCTTCTGCTGCGTCCTTAAATGGACGCAGTTTCTCGCCATCAGGCCTCAAAAACGTATAGGCCTTATCGTGGCAAAAGTGATTGTCTGACGTGAGCCAACAGTTGATCATTGGCTGTATTCCTTAACCACTTGCCGCTTGATCGGCTTTGTCATTTTTAGCTCAGCCACGCGAAGTTCCGCCTCAGCTAAAGACTCGCAGATCCCACGCGGCTCCCACCACCACCAACAACGCTCTTCCACGTCGAAAATTGGCACGCCTAAATTCAAAAAAGAGGCCCGTCGAACAATGCGATAGCGGATCATGAAAGGCGCTGCCGGGAATCGAACCACGGAATTCTAGGCTATCTGCCTAACGTGTACCAACACTTCAGGGCCAGATGGCTTAAGCGTGAAGCGATTAACAAGTGCTAATCGCTTCAGAGGCTTAAGCTCTATCAGCCCGATGCTAATGCATAGCGGGAACTTGGTCAATATAGCATTACGCTCTGCCGTAGCTAGGAAGTGATACGTTTGAACTCTCAAAAAAAGCTATAGCCCGGCTTGCACGCAGAGAGGAAAGGTCTTCAGCTTTGCCAGTCCAAAACAAACTCTTGGACTGACGCAGCCAGAAATCCTTATCAAGCCATTTATTGGAAGAACTGCCAAGCTTTTCAAACATCCATGCAGCAGTGGCAGCACGAAGCTTGTCAAGACTTTGACTTTCTTTCTCGCCAAGTTCTTTGCTGAGCATGCCATTCACCGCCACATGAACGCGCTCGTCTTTGGAAATGTCTTGCGACACAGTGCGCATACCAACATCGCCAGTTTGGCGGAAGAATGGTAGCGCCACGAAGAAGATAGAACGCTCCATAATGCCCGCCTTAAGAATGGGGTGGGCAGGGTGGTCGTTCCAGGCTTGCAGAATACTCATGACTTCCTTCTCGGCCTTGGCATCAGTGCCATGGGCGACAGCGACGTAATTAAGGGCTTCCAAATGGCGGTCCTCATCGTCTTGGTTGGAACGCAGCGCTTCAATGATGCCAGGCGTAGAAGGAAGCTCACGCTCCATGCCCTGCTCCAGAAGCTCCTTTACGGGAATCTCCAGATGGCGCAGTGCAAGCATCTTGAGCAGCGTCTCTTCAGCCCCTTCAAGCACTTGCCCTTTGTCAACGGCAACGGCCTGCCACGGGCTCTTCTTGGCAATGGTGGACGAATAAGGGGAGGCAATGGCAGTGGTCATTTTCTAACAATGCAAAAGTGATTTGGGCAAGAAAGGGGCCGTTAGGCCCCTTTCTCATTCGGCGCAGCTAGAGCAAAATCCTGCATCTAGCGAACAGCTTTCAGAAGAATCGTCAACTTCATCATTGAAGCCAAACATGCTCTTAAAGTCTTCATCTAGCGCTGCATACGCATCATCTTTCCGCTGCATGTCCGGGAGAACCTGCAAGCTGTAGTAGATGCTCGTCTGAGGTGATTCTAGCCAAGAGCGCAAGAATGCTTCGTCGTAAATAACCAAATCCCCCCAAGTGTTCATTGAATATCCATGGAATAATCCTGTGCGCTGAAACAATGCGACAAAGCCATTGGCCACTTTAAAGAACTTATCCCAGCCAACTTCTGCGGCAATTTCTACGTCGCCATAATCAAATTGCTCCACGCCAAAAGTGCCACTATCCCGATCAACAATGCGGCCGATGGGAGGAGCAATTTCAGGGGCTGTAGTAAAACCTTTTGTGTCAAGATAGCGGTAGGAACATGATGCAGTGGGAGCAATGCAGAAAGCACGTTCCATGCCATGTTCGCGAGCAATTTCCGCTGCTTTTTGAATGCCTTGATCAAGATGCCATACAGCATCACCAGAGAGAGTGCCGTTCCAGAAATCATTCCAATTACGCGGGTCTTCGGCTAGATAAGCCTCAAGAGCATTACCAAAATCTTCGTAGCTAACGCCATGAATAGCCAAGAAATTAGCCAAACCAAGCACGCCTAGTCCTACCTGCTTATCGACAGCCGGGGAAAGATATTCGCCAGTATCGCCAACACCAGTACCAGGATGCAACTCGCAGAGCTGTTTCATGCCTTCAATAAATGCACCTTGAAGGTTTTCCATGGTGCAGGCGCCAAGATTTACATGCTGCAACAAGCAAGTACCACGATGCTTCAGCCAAATTTCTTCGCAAACATTTGGCCAAATGCGTTCGCCTTTGCTATCAACACGCTTCTTGGTTAGCCATAAGTCTCCCGTTTCAAGGCCGCGCAAAACCGCTGCCATTAATGCAGGAGAAGCTTTCTCCATAAACTGTTCGTCAACGGTCAAAGAGCGCTTCACCCAAGGAAGTTCAGCTCGCGGAGCTTGGATGAAATCAATGGCATCAGGATGATCGTAATCAAGATGCAAAGTAACAGCGCCATTTTTAAATTTTCCACCACGACGCAACACTTCATTCAGCTTGCTGTAAATACCAGCAAAGCTTACGGGGCCACTGGCAACAAGCCCTTTCCCGTTTTCTTCGCCTTTGGGGCGCAACTTTGAAAGATTTACAGCAGCGCCAGCAGCATTGCGAAGAGCATGACTAACGAAACGCCAAGACGCCTCAATGCCATCAGGCCCTTCCATTGAGTCCTCCACTGCAAACGTAGTGCAACTTACGGCTAACCGCCCTTCTGGATCATTAAGCCAATCCTGCACTCGACCAGTGCGAGCAATCATTTCGCACTTCGCTTTTCCCTTCAAACTCATGAGACAACAAAGCCCCGCGATGCGGGGCGCGACCAACGAAAGCAGGCTAGCGCAAATCAGCTCGCCGGAACGATCAAATCGTTAAGAAAAGCATATGATCCATGCAGCTCAGAAGCTGCTTTGTTGTAGGCCATCGCGGCCTCTTCTTCGGTGGCAAAAGTACCCAGGTATTTACGCTTTTTCTGCCAATCAATATATGCCATCCATGGCTTATTTTCTGAACGCTTATTTCTGCAGACGCCCTTAAATTGACTCGACGTGAGTTGATTCCTCTTAGGGGCATTCGCCCTGTTTTGAGAATCGGAAACAAGACGCAAATTCAATGGATTGTGATTGAATTTATTCCCATCAATGTGATCAATTTGATATTCGCTTGGATCAACCTTGTAATGCAAAAAATAAACAATGCGGTGGCCAAGAAATAGAACGTCCTTTCCTTCCACTCGAATGCCCACTTGAAAGTAGCCCGTACTGCGACTTCCGCTTGTATCTTGCCATCCAGCGTGGTCACCAGGCTTGAGCTTTCTGCTGCGAGGATTGCGCCAAGAAAGCCAGCTTGGACTTTCGGGGTCAAGAATCAACAAATCCTCCAAGAGCTGCAATGAAGGAAGAGAACGATGTGCTAGCTTTGCCATGTCATCTAGTAGTAGTAGGTGGCCAGAAGCGGAACGCGCCAACGTTGCCGCTTCACAATATTTTAGCAAATGGCTTTAATCGCAAAGCCCCTCTGGATCGTCCACTGCCAATAAGTCCTTGACAAACAACTTGGCTTCATTTGTGGTCCTGAAATAAAATGGCTTGCCATCAATGGCAGCAAACCATTGAAATTCTGGCTTGCTAAAACATGGCCACAATTTATACGGGCCAATGTTAAATGGCTGGCGATCAGGCAGTCCCCACATAATGCTTTATCGAAGATCATCTCACGCTAATCGTTATCAAGAATTACGTAAGTAGGTTTTAATACTTTCTCCACCTTTGTGTCTGTATTACCATTGAATCCTTAAGAAAAACGGAAAAAATTTGGGCTTTTGTATCACTACGATACCAAAAACATCACATTTGAGCCACGGTGCGAGATACGATAGCTAAAGCGGAGCTGCTGCCTAGTGCAAGCAAGAGCAGCACCGCTGGTCTAGACGACGTTCCTCAAGCCAAAGCACCCTGGCAAGTGGAGACGCCCCAAGCGTCGGAACGTCTACTAGCTAAAAGGCTAGACAAGCCGCTTGACTCTCATGAAGTGGAGCCCCCAAAAGGGCGGAACGCTCCAGACAAGCGGCGAAACACCAAGGGCTGATCCAGATCCTAAGTAATGGGTCGCGCATACTATGCGTCGCTGCGGGAAAAGCAAAAAATCATTGATTTCCATCTTTATCTTCTGAGCAGCGGCCCCTTTAAGGGCCGCTTTCTGGCATTAAGAGCAATGCAAAGAAGGAATGCGCGAATCGTTAGCGCTTGCTTTTGATTAGTGCGTCATTCCGACGCCTTTAGGGCGTCTCCATTGGTCTAGAAAATTGCTTGAGATCTCTAGAGATGCCTCAGGCGGCGTCTTCGACTTGCCTTCGGCATAGTGCAACTAGCTTTTTACTCGTTAAATTTTGACGAAAGCACGCTGCCTCTTAATGAATCCTGGCTTGCTACAAGGCAATCTCTTCTCAATCCTCTTAAGTAATTCACATGCAACTGAAGCAACTAAAACTTGTCAGCTCTGCAAAGAATCAAAACCACTAATCGCTTTTCCTAATCAACCTCGCAATAAAGATAATCTTGATTCTCGTTGTAGAACCTGCATTCGACAACACACTAAATTACGTGCTCGCTTAAAACGAAAATTTCCAGTGCCTCCTCCAGGTTTATGCCCTATATGCCATCGCTATACAGAAGAATGGGTGCTTGATCATTGTCATAACACTGATGCCTTTCGTGGTTACATCTGTAGATCATGCAATCTTGGCCTTGGTCATTTTGATGACAATCCAGATCTTGTCCAAGCTGCCCTTGATTACTTGCTAGGTATAAATACTAAAGGCGATTTTCTAGATGAAAAATGACGCCACATTATGGAGGATATACCGCAGCCCCGCAAACAAAAACAGCCGGGCTACCGCGCCACGGCTCAAATGTCAAGCACTTGCAACAATACGTTACACGGCGGATTGTTGCAAAACTAATCCCGAGTTGGCAGGTCGGGATTAGTTTTGCACAGCCCTGCGGAAAAAGATATTCTCTCCACCGATAGGATCGCCAGTAGGAGACTGACCGCCAGAGCCCGCTAGGATCGGCATCCTGAGGCGATAAAGCCCGCTAGGTGAGAGGCTAGCGGGCTCAGCTTGTGACGTCTTGTGAGAGCTTCTAGAGGCTAGTCTAGAAGCTGATCAGCCATAGAAGCTTCAAGACCAAACTCTAGAAGGTATCGTCTAGCGGCTTCTATATCACCGTAGTAGTCGGTGATATCTTCTAAGATTGCGTCTTGATCTAGGTCATAGTCTGCCACTAGGTGTTCAATAAGTAAACTTATTGCGTCACGTGGGTCCATGTTGTGAACCACGCGTGTTAGGTGGTCGCGGGAGAGGGTCCGGATTTGCGTGTTAGTGAGCATGGCTGCGGGCTTCGGTAGCGGTACGAAAAGGGGCGGCTGGTGAGAGAGTTTGAAGCGCTTCTAGAAGCGCTTCTAGCGTGGGCAGTTCGTCGTGGTCGGCTTGTGGTAAGTAAGATTCCACAAGATATAGAAGCATGAACGCTTGTGAACGTGATAGCTTCATTATTAGTAGTTATTGTGGAGAATAAAGACGGAATTATCGAACTCTATGGTTGAGAAATCATAGGTAAGCTGATGGTCCCAAGCACGCTGCCAGTCAATAAAGCAAGCTACAGGGCTATCAGCGATGCTGTAATCGAGCTCACAGTAGTATTCCTCAGCAAATTCTCGTTCCCAATGATAGTTTGGATGGTGGATGACGGTATAAAAGGCATCTTCTAGCTGCTGCGCAGTAGTGATGCCAAGATCATCCAACTCAGCCATAAAGTCTAGAGTTTGGCGATGAGTCCACTTCTCGCCGAACTTATCAGTGATGTCGTTGTACAGTTCTTGCAACGGTAGGCTAAGTGCGTCAAATTCTTTATCTTCATCAATAGCGTCTTGAAGCGTTACGTGATAGTTAGGGTCGGCCCCTAGTTTGGCTTCCAAGAGGGCTTCATAAAAGCTAATAAAGCTGACCTTGCCGTTCTCGCGAACGTGGCCGGATGCGGCCACAAGATCAGTTTTGCTGGGGAATCGTTCGGGGTATTGCTTAGCGTGCTCGATAAGATCGGCGCCTTTAAGTGGAACGCTGGGAACCACGTAGTAGTAAGCACTGATCGCGGCTGCACAAGCAGTGCCGGGATAGAAGCCAGTGATGCCGGAAGCGGCAATAGGAAGGGCAAGCATGATCGAAAGTAAGCAAGAGGGCCGCATCGCTGCGGCTAAAGGAACAATACCACCGATAAGGGGCAAAGCGAGGCTAGAAGCGCCTGCGATAAGCACAGGCGATCGTTTGGCGTTGAAAAGGCCGCTGATAAGCGGATAGGCTTATCAGTGCCCGATCCGCGACGCAATGACAAGCCAGGCTTATCAGTGGGGAGAGACTGCGCGCAGTGCTCAGCAGAGAAACGATCGCGCGCACGCGCGTATCATCTCTCCTGCCAAAAGGTCAACCGCCGCAACAATCCGCAACATTCAGCGCTCATACCATTGGAAGCGCCAGAACCGCCATCGGCGTTACGTATTGAAATATCTACACTTAGGGCTGAACAGTAGGGCTCAACTAGCGCTAAACAGTGAGAGAGAACTAGCGCTAAACAGTGAGAGAGAACTAGCGCTAAACAGTGAGGCTCAACTAGCACTGCGCAGTAAAGCTCACCTAAGGCCTAGCGGTAGACAGCACAAATACGGCGGAACGGTAAACATAGGCGATCGCGGCAGAATCACGCTGGTGAGAGTAGACAGCCACTCGCGGCAGTTAGTCTCACTGAAGCTCGGCAGAATCGCGCCAGTAAGTAAGTGGAATCAGCACACTGCCAGTAGCCTACATTTAAGGCCGCCACCAATAGGAGACACCTAGTACGGCCACAAGTGAGCCTCACTTAGCACGGTCACAAGTGAGCCTCTCTTAAGGCCGTCACCAGTAGGGTATATCTACGCTTGCTGGGTAGGGTATATCTACGGCCGCTAGGTAGAGTATATTCTCCCTATTCCCCACCGGAGAACCGGGGAATCGCCCTCGCTTCGGACTAGTACGCCTATACTATTTATGTCTGTATGCGCATATAATGGCAGCGTGATGATGTGATGATGAGAAGGTGTGATGAAATGGTATAAAACAAGCCTTTTTTCAGCCGTGCCCTAAACAAGCCAAAACCCAGCCGTGCCCAATTTTTCAAAACAAGCCTTTTTCTATCCGTGTCCAAATTTGCTATACCACTTTGCCCGGATCCTGCCACGAAGATTAAGGTCTTGATGGCGCCAACTATCAAAACGACAAATCTTTTTAATAGTTCCATGCGAAACATTTAATTCTTTTGCAATGGAATAAGCGCTTTCACCATATTTCACGCGCAAACGAACTGCTGTAATTTGCCGCGATGTAAATTTAGCATTTTTCTTTGCCTCTCCACAGGCTTGCAGTCCATTATCCCAAGCGTGCTTTGCGTTGTCGCTGTTTGTGGTCCATTCAAGATTAGAAATATGATTATTAAGTTTATTTCCATCTTTATGATTTACACACCATTTATCGCCACCAGACCCTATTTCCCCGGGCGCAGGAGGCATCCAAGTAAGACGCATTAAATAATGAATAGTACGAGGTTGTTTCTTCTTGTTATTCTCCGTGATTAGCACCCATGGATAATCTTTGCTTCCGCTGGTTTGCGGACTCATGAGTCTTGATTTGGCAAGACTCCACACCTCGCCCTTCTCATTGATGAAATAGCGTCCGTTATACCCAGGGATCTCCTTAAACCCTGTAGGCACGCTGCTATGCTTATTTGTAGCCATGGCCAAACTCCTCTTGGTAGTGGTTAGAAACGTCACGAGATGCCAGTCTCGCGTCGTTTCGCCATGCTAACAATTATTTCAAGCTTTACCAGCCATGCCCATCAAAAGCCGCCTTTATGGCGGCTTCTTCATTGGAAAACGGCCCGCCTATTACGGAATCATCTGCATCATCGTAGAAATACCAGCCTTCAATGAGTTCAGTGCCTTTGCAAGAAGCTTCATCAAAGAAATCAATGAGAATCATGATTAACCTTGCGAAATAATGCGAAAATCAGGATCGTTATCTTTCTTTATCCATCGACATTGATTGAATTGAGGCAACACAATAAAAAGCTTATCGTGGTGGTTCTGCTCAACAATGGCAGTGGTGATGTGAGTGCCAATACGTGATCGGCCTCGATTGCTGATGGCGAGAATGTTAATTGAGTCTTGCATGGTTTTAAGGAGGAGAGCGGGGCGCTTTGGGGCGCCCCTTTTGCTAAATCAGGCTGCTTGTAGCTTCCATTGCTTTTCAAGCCATTCCTGGCGATCCTGCAGGTGCTCAAACAACGCTACAGGCTCTTCGCTATCAGGCTTGGTGCAGAAGAACTTCTGGCAGATGAACTTGCCGCTGCGGGCTTCGCGAAAATCAGCAGTCCAGAGGAAAAAGCCCATGTGGGAAGCCACAAGACTCACTCGACGCTCAGTATTGTCATTGCGCATGTCCTTCCACCATTGCCCCTGAGTGGAGCTGAAGGAAGCCATGTCGAAGATCAGGCGAGTCATGGTTTTAAGCCAGAGGAGAGGCTCGCGCCTCGTTGAACAAACAATACAGCAGAAAGGGGCCTGGAGGCCCCTTGTTAACAAAACGAAACAATGCCTGAACAGGGTTTAAGAAGGGAGCATCCAAGATGCTCCTTCAATCAAGCCAGTTGCCTTTGCAGGAAGTCCCACGTCCATTTGCTTTTGGTGCTTGGCCTGAGCAGTTCATAGCCCTCGTGATCTACGATGGTGTCGCCAGCACTGTCTACGTGCCCTTCGATATCGAGCTGCCAGACGCCCTTGCAGGCCCCATCGGGGCCAAAGATGCCAATGACATGCTCACGGTCTTCCATCGCCTGCCTGACGTGAAAAACAAGCTGCTGGAGCGAGGCAGCTTGGTAGCTGCCTCTTGTGCAGGAGAAATACGGGCCGTTGTCTTGGTAGGTCTTGATGGTGGTGATCATTGGTGGCTATCAAAGATGAGAATCAATTAAATCAGCCAGTTCTGTAAAGCTTGTCCCCTCATCATTCCAAGAAGTGATGTGGTAGCCGGCAAGATAGGGA